AACAACAACCGCTAGTATTCCAGCAAATACAACGTTTAGTGGAACTATCGGTGACGTTACCTATACTTTTCAAAATTTAGAATCTCTTACAGCTGTTAATGATGGATCCGGAAACTTTTCTTTTCAAACATCTTCTGGATCTACAAATATTAATATTTTTCAGGGTACACAAAAAACAAAAACATTTCTTGTAGGTGACACAACTGAAGAGCAAGTTTATATTATTCCAGATGAAGAAATCGATAAGACAACTTTACGTGTTAATGTGTTTGACACTAACACCTCTTCAACGTTCAACTCTTTTATTAATGTTGAAGATGTTGTAAGAATTACCTCAGATTCTAGAATTTTTATTATAAGAGAAACACCCAACGGATTTTTTGAATTAATTTTTGGCGAAGGCAACGTTCTTGGTAAATCTCCAATAGCAGGAAACAAAATTGTAGCATCTTATCTTGCTTCAGTTGGCGCTGATGCGAATGGTGTAACATCCTTTACGGCAGATAATAATCTTACAATTGGTGGAACTGATTATCCTATAACAGTTACAACTGTATCGAACTCCGGCGGTGGAGATGAAAAAGAATCACTTACGTCAATAAAACGTAATGCTCCATTAGTGTTTTCTTCACAACAAAGACTGGTTACTGCTCAAGACTATGAAGCAATTATTGGTCAAAAATTCAATCAACTTATTGAAAATGTATCAGCTTGGGGCGGAGAAGATAATGTTCCACCCGAATTTGGAAAAGTTTACTTATCTCTTGACTTTTTTGATGGTACATCTGAAGCACAAAAAACCGTTACAAAAAATAGTATTGAAAATGAAATTTCGGCTAACTTAGCTATTATGTCAATCGGTGTAGAGTTTGTAGATCCAATTGATATATTTTTAGAAATAAATGTCGATTTTGAGTTTGATCCTGAACTAACTAACTTAACGATTCAAACAGTACAGGATAATATTAAGGCACAAGTAGTTTCTTTCTTTAATGATAATCTAGGAACGTTTAATAAAGTATTTAGACAATCAAACTTAATTGCAACAATTGATCAACTTTCTCCGGCTATTCTTAACTCTTCAATGCAAGTTAAAATTCAATCTGGATTTACACCAACAGTCAACGTTACAGCTGATTACGAAATACCATTTCCAGTTGCATTGTTTAATATTGATGATAACACAAGAGCTATTCAAACTACTTCGTTTACTTTTCAAGGATCAACCTGCATTATTAGAAGCGTGTTAAATAGCACTACGCTAGAAATATTTGACACTACAAATAATGTGGTACTAGTAGATAACATTGGCTCTCATACACCTTCTACAGGATTAGTAAATATTAGAGGATTTGCACCAAGCGCTTTTAGTGGTAGTTCCATAAGAGTTAGTGCTTTACCTGCAAACCAACAAACGATTCGCCCATTAAGAAACTATATCTTAAACTTAGATTCTTCTTTGACTACAGCTTCAGGAACAACAGACTTCCAAAATACTGAGGTATCGTTAACGGTATGAGTCAAATAATTGATATAGACAAAAATAGAAGAGATCCTACTCTTTTTACGTCAAAGGTAGATCAAGTACTTCCGGAATATTTTCAGGAAGACAATCCTATTCTTGTTTCATTTTTAGAAGAGTACTATAAATCACTTGACAGTGATAGTGGAACCATTAACTTTTCTGAGAAAATTAGAAATGTATTTGCTGCAAGAGATATTGCCGAAACAGATCAAGCATTTCTTGATGAATTAATTACTGAAATTGGTGCCGGTACACTAAAAGCTTCTTCATTTTTTGCTCAACCTAGATTAATGGCAAGACTTCTTTCTAGATTTTATCAAGCAAAGGGAACACGGAATGGAGCTGAAGGTTTCTTTCGAGGATTCTTTAATGAAGAAATTGAAATTGAATTTCCAAAAGAACAACTCTTTATTGTAGCTGAATCGCCGATCGGATTCGACTCTCAAAAATTTATTATTGACAATGGTGTATTTCAAATACTTTCTATTCTGATTCGTTCTGGTTTATCTGTTACTGACTACGAACAATTGTATAAAAAATTTGTTCATCCTGCAGGATTTCATTTTGCCGGTGAAGTACGTCTTACTGATCAAGCAAATTTTGCGACTGCGGTCCAAGGATTAGATCCTCTTGCTACTCTTGAAACTTCTCCAGTATTTCTATCACAAGCTTCACTCGATACAAATACACTCTTTGGTGAACACACCGGTTTACAAGATTCAAGCGATGGTACACCTATACGAATTGATTTCCGTCAGGCAAATCTGGCTTATTATACTACAGATTCTGACTTTACAGCTCAGAACATGATTGATTACTATGATGACATTAAAACATTGCTTGATCCGAATTCATTTACCCTTGATGACAGTGCAAATATTGGGCGTCCATTGTTGTCGATGACATTCGAAACTATGGATAATGATAGATTTACTCGACAATCTTCTGATTCTTCTATATAAATAACGATAACAGGATTTTATTAAATGGCAAGACAAAACTTAGATCGTGGCACGACCGCAAATGATGGTACCGGTGATACACTACGTAGTGCTGCATTAAAAATTAATGATAACTTCGTAGAACTTTATCGCTTTTTAGGTGGTGGAGATAGCAATAACTTGTCTGCACAAGTTAGTCTAGAAGATAGCGCTGTTGTTTTTGAAGGAGCTAGTGTAGACGCGTTTGAAACTCGTTTGGTTGCAAGTAATGTAGGCGCTGATGTTAAGATCACGTTACCAGATTCGAACGGTGTAGTAACATTAAACGAAGCTGTGCAAACTCTCACAAATAAAACTCTTACAAGTCCAGCAATCACTACGCCAAGTATCACTACATCAATTAATGATGCAAATGGCAATGAATCAATTAAACTAACTGCAACTGGTTCAGCAGTAAATGAAATCACAGTTATTAACTCTGCTAGCACAAATGCAGTTCAAGTGAATGCAACAGGAACCGCAACAAATCTTAACTTAAATTTAAACGCAAAAGGTACCGGTTCGATTGAAATGAGTAAAGCTGCTTTTGAAGCAGTTGAGATTACAGCGAATGGTGCAGCATCGGCCGCTGCTACATTAATTATATGTAATAAAGGATCAGCTCTCGCAGTATCTTTAGCAGATGGTACAACAACCGGTGAGTATAAAATATTTACAAATAAAGGTGCTGGAGTAGCAACGATCACGCCTTCTAATTTTGCTGCAGGTACAAGTTTTGCAATTGCTCAGAATGAAGGAGCAACATGTATCTGGGACGGAACTAACTGGTTCCTCGTAGGCAATCAATCAGTAACAACGGTGGCATAATATGGTAGCAATTGTAACAGACGCTTTAAAAGCAGATATATCAAGAAAGATTTTTGATGAAGTAGTATCATCTGCTGATTCTGTTGAATTCTATATTGGTATTGGTAAAACAGATATTTATGATAGTTCTGACACTACTGCAACTCCACTTCGTAATACATTCGACGATCGTATTACTCGTGGAAATCTTGAGTCTATTAAAAAGGTTGCTGCAACATCGTTTGTAGTTCCGCGTAATACGTGGTCATCCGGCACTATCTATGATTCTTGGAATGATAAACAAGTAGGATATGGTTCTAATGCATACTATGTCTTGACTGAAGATAACGAAGTTTATATTTGTCTACAACAAAGTAAAGATGCCACAACTGGTGCTGCTAATCCATCTACTGTCAAGCCATCATTTACTGACGCTGGAGTAAATCAGGTTCAAGCATTTCAAACTTCTGATGGATATCGTTGGAAATTACTTTACTCAATTTCAGCTGGTAACGCAACAAACTTCTTAACAGCAGGATTTATACCAGTTGAGTTAGTTACTATTGATTCGTCCTCTGCAAGTGCTTTTCAATTGCAACAACTAAACATTCAAAACACACCTACACCAGGACAAATTATTGGAGTAGACGTAGTAGACGGTGGATCAGGTTACACTTCAGCACCGACTCTTACATTCCGCGGCAATGGTTCAGGCGCTTTAGCCACAGCAACAGTTGTTGGTGGTCAAATTGTAAAGGTTGAGATGGACAATGAATCTGCTGGGTTGGGTTCCGGTTTTGACTTTGCTTCTGTTGCTCAGTCTGGCGGTGGTTCATCTAATGCTACACTTAGACCAATTATTGGTCCTCGAGAAGGATTTGGTAAAGATCCTCGTAATGATCTAAAATCATCTTCGATTATGTTAAACACAAAACCTACCGGTGCTGAAAGTGGTGCATTCAATATCACTAACGACTTTAGACAAATTTCTTTACTTAAAGAATTAAAACTGACCGATTCTGCACTTCCAGGTGGAACATTTGGTGGTACCTCTACTCAAGCGAATCGCAGATTAACACTCACAGCAAATATTACTACAACTGGTTTTTCTGCAGATGAAATCATTACTGGTGGAACATCTGGTGCTACTGCGTTTATTGATGAGGTTGATTCTGGAAATGGTAAGTTTATTTTCTTTCATCAAAACGAAAAAACAAATAATGGAATATTTGCTGATGGCGAGGCCTTAACTGGAAGTGCTGGCGGTTCTGGTACCGTAGATAGTGGTAACTTATTTAGCCCTGTAGATATCTATTCGGGCGATCTATTATACATAGAAAATAGAGCAAGAATTGTTAGATCAGCGTCTCAAACTGAAGACATTAAAATTATTATAACGGTGTAAAGAATGGCAACTAGTTTTACTACATCTACTTTTGCAACTACCTTTAAAGACGACTTTAGGGATTCAGATAACTTTCATAGAATTCTTTTTAATAGTGGTAGAGCCTTACAAGCACGAGAACTTACACAGCTACAAACGATTCTCCACGCAGAAATGCGGCGTGTTAATACACGACAGTTTCGCGAAGGTGGTAAAATTATCGGTGGTGGTCTTCAAACCAATTTAAGAGAGTTTATTAAATTAGCAACAGGACAACTTCCGGCCACTCCTTCAACTCTTCTTAATAAAACATTTAATGGCGGTGGAATTAAATTTAAAATTCTCAAAGTAGTTGAAGCTACTGGTTCTGATCCAGATACTCTTTATGTCGAATACACTGACACGACTGCAGGTACAGCTGGAGTATCTCCGGTTAGAGTTGCAAATGGTGAAACGCTTATTGACACAGAAGGTTTATTATCAAATATGACGGTTGCTTCTACAGCAGCAACTGGTCAAGGACTTGAAATTAATATTAACTCTGGTTCGTTTTATGTGCAAGGGCATGTAGTATTTGTAAAGGCACAATCTACATTTGTTGATAAGTATGGTGTAATTCCTACAAAAGATATTGGATTTAAATTAACTCAAGACATTGTTACCGAAGCTGACGATACTGCGTTATTTGACAACCAGGGAGCTGTTCCAAATATTTCTGCTCCAGGCGCACACCGTTTTCGTATTACGCTTACTCTTACAACAAGAGATCAAATAGGTGCTAGTGAAAACTTTGTTATGCTTGCCAAAATGGTCAATGGTGACATTGCCAAAGAGGTTACAGTAGAAAGTTCAGCAAACGTTGATTTAGACTTACAAGCCAGACGTAGAAGAGAAGAATCTGGAGATTATGTTGTTAATCCGTTTACAGCTAAATTTAATACGTTTGATGATTCGAATCTTGAA